TGGATGTATTTTTACAAGCGGTGGTAAAAACAATGATGTCATAAACCTAATCTTCAACAACAAAGACTATATGACAGTTAATCCAAATCCCATCGTTCTATGGAACCTACCAAGAACTATTGAACCAAGTCACATCAGCTACAACGCGCTTGAATCTATCAAGGACGGATGCATATCAAACAACAAATTTGAATGTAGTAGCTTCGTGTGTCCAAACCCACACGTGGTGGTATTTGCAAACTGTCTGCCAAACTTCGGAAGTTTGACTATGGATAGATGGAAAGTGTTCACTATAACAGACAGTAATCTGGTGGAGTACACAGATAGAGAAGAAATCATCGTGGAATAAAATACATATCCGCTAGGCTACGCGGCTAGCCGCGCCCGACTACCACTCTGCCCTCTCTGCTCGCAAGCGAGCAGGGCCGGCCGGACGGGATAGCCTCCTGCGGGGGGTAGTGGTATCGCTTCGCGTTCCGATTTGTGCGAGTAGTCTATTAGCGACTACGAATAGAAAAAAGTAATTTTTGTTAAATGCTTAATGAGCATCTAAGACCTTGTAGTTGCACTGAAAGCTGAGGTCAAACGTCGGGACGTATGAGTTAGAATCCTGGCCGACGGTCGTGTTCTCGCCGCCTGTGCCCGTGGTAACGGTGTTGTTAGCGCGGACGCAAAGCCAGTAGTTCTGGTTAACGCGAGCCTTATGGTAGAAGACAGTGTCAGCCATATCATTCGTAAGCGTGTTGATGACCGAATCGGTGCGGTCAGCGTCCGTGTTCTCGTCGTAACGAGAGTTAACGTCGTGGTTGAAGTTCAAGAAACGCCGAATGGGCAGCATCGCAGTCACGAGCTGCTTATTGCCCTCGTCCATAGTGGACTCAGTCTCAGCGATAGTAACAGACTTACTATAAACAACATCAATGTATTTACCAAAACGAGCACCAATATTCTGAGAGATAGCGACGGGGTTAACGCTGTGCTTACGCAGCATATAGTCTATCCAAAAGGCCTTGCGCTCAGAAAGCTGCTCGGTGGACAGAAGAGATAGAGAAAGCGACTCGTCGGGGGTCGTGTAGGGATTGATGTGGTAACCCTCCTTCTTAAAACGGAATACCTGGATCTGGTAGGTCGTCTCCTTGTGGACGCGACCCCAGAACAGCATACGGATCTTAATGCTGTCTAAGAACAGCTTGCTCGCGGACGCGAACGGATCCGGATTGCCATTGGCAATACCAGTGCTGCTGCCGAACACAACGGGCTGACCGCCCTTCGTAAACGAAGTGTCACGGCCAAGGTACATAGCGGGAATCGTGTCGCCACGATCAGCGTTGGGACGATCAAGGGTGGTCAGGCAGTAAACTGCAAGAGGACAGACGCCGGAAGCGCCGTGGATATTCACGAGCTGCTGCTGGCCGTAGCCAAGCTCCACTTCGTTCATAGCCTGCCAGATCTGAGGAATAGTCTTGATGCTGCCACGGAGGACAGCAGCAGGAGTACTGGCGGTCAGGGGGCGTGCTTTCGCACGATACGTCTTAGACGAGCGAGAAGGCTTACGACGCGTAAGCGTGGTGGATGAAGCCATACGAGTGGCAGTTGCTTTCGCAGACGCGACGGGTACAACCGTCTTGCCGCCAAGCGATTTACGAGGGCGGCCAGGGGACGAACGCTGAGTGCCCACTGTACGAGTGGCAACAGCATTTGCAAGCATCGCAGCGCGATTCGCAAACCGGCGGATGCCGGGTCCCATCTTGCGCCGAGGACGGTAGGTGACATAGGCGGAAGACATCGGAGTGTTTCCTGAGGTTACGCAAGAAAATATTTATGGCCAAACTCGCGGGTGGTCGCAAGCGCCACCCGCTCGGCCAGGGGCCGTGCCTACTTAAAAATAAGATAGTTGCATAGGTTAGAAGATGGCCGAAAATAGTTCCAATAGTTCCAGGGAGGATGGTAATACTGGTTACATCCTCCCTCCAAGCGGTAAAAAAAAGCAGACCAGTGGCAGTAAGCACTATTGCTTTACCTTCAACAATTATCAAAATAGTTCCAATAGTTCCAAGGTTTGTGATGTTCTGAGAGAAATCACTAAAAAGTTCGTGTTCCAAGAAGAAACAGGCGAAAACGGTACTCCGCATTTACAAGGTTATATTGAGCTGAACACCAAGCGGAGAATCACAGAACTAAAAAAGTTTCTAGGTGATAAGGTACACTGGGAAGTATGTAGAAACATTGAAGATTCTATTAAATACTGTCAAAAAGAAGATACCAGAACTGGTGAGGTATTTAAATGGGGATTTCCCAGAGAAGTAAAAACTATTACTAACCTAAGACCGTGGCAAAAAGATATACGAGATATGGTGATGGGCGAGCCTGACGATCGTACCATAGTATGGATATATGACCCAGTGGGTTGCAACGGTAAAACGATGCTATTAAAATATCTTGTGGTACACTGTGGATGTATTTTTACAAGCGGTGGTAAAAACAATGATGTCATAAACCTAATCTTCAACAACAAAGACTATATGACAGTTAATCCAAATCCCATCGTTCTATGGAACCTACCAAGAACTATT